CGTCGGGAAAGCCTGGATGCCGGCCGCTGCGTATTCCTGCAAAGCGTCGGCCTCGGTGCTCTGGCCCAAGGCGTCAATGCCGGTGATGACCTGAATTTCAACAACCTCTCTCGGGATTTCCGGGAGGTCGGGGAACTCATCCTCGTTGAGCCTTACGGCCCGCACGATGCAGACCTTTTGGTTGCCCTGGGCAATCTGGGTGTACAGACCCCCAAGTGCCTTATCGAGCTCTTGGCCAACACGGCGGACCTCCTCGGCGGTGACACGTTCGCCACTGCGCTGGATGCTGGTCTGCATGAGGAATGCCGCCGAGACACGCCGGGCGACTTGCTCAAGGTTGTTGGCCACGAAGTTGAAGTCTGCGCTCTTGTCCGTGCGGAAGACGCTGAGGTCTCCCTCCTGCCCGGAAAGGGTGCTGAGGTTGCGGGCCTCACGGATGGCCTTGAGGCTGGGACCGCCCGGCTTTACCAGGATGAGGCTCAGGGCTGCGAGGCTGGCACCATCGTTGAGGGCGGACGCATGGGCCTCCAAGGTGTAGAGGTCCCCACGGTATTCCTCGCAGTACCCACGGCCCCAGTTGTCACCATAGACGGGGATTAGCCATCCGGGCCACATGGGAGGAGCATCGTAGTCGGTCTCCACCTCGCTATCCGGTAGGGTGGTCTTCTCGCATTCCTGCCAGAATAGCCACGACTGTTCGCCCTTGGAGTCGGTCCTGAGCTTGCAGATGGAGTACACATCCACCTCCAGCTCCCAGTCCTTTTTCCCCTCAGACCACTCAGCGCCCTTCTTCTCCTTGATGAGGTCCTGGTGGTCCTTGTCCAAGGTATCGAGCGATACAGTCTCCTTGTCGATTGTCAGGAGGGGTGTGCCGTCTGCCGCCCGCTTGACCACGTAGCTGTCAGGCCGCCTGTAGGTGGGGGATTTGCGCTTGAGGTGTTTCCACAAGCCATTCCCCGCCACGAGGAGGAGCTTGATGTAGCCCGTGTAAGCGGTGGCGATGGAGGTGGTCTGGAGGAGTTCCCGGTGGGCCAACTCAAGGCGGCTCATGGCCAGCAAGACGTTGGCGTAAAGCTCGGGGTCGGCGTCAACTTCCGACTGGATGCGGAACTCAATGGGCTTCAAGCGCATGATAGGCTGCCCTGGGGGGAAAGCCATGAACATGAGCATGGAGGTGAGCGTGTTGAGCGCCATCGCGCCGATAGACTGGTTGTTGCCGGGGAGGGGGTCCCCTGACTTGTAACCTTCTGGCGGGAATACGGAGGGGATAGTGAGCTCCGCCATCTTCCTCGCCATGTCAATGACGCTTTGGCGGTTGCCAGTGTCTAGGTCCTGGTAGGCATCGCAGGCGTAGTAGTCAGGCCCTAGCGTGTAGAGCGCTTCCTCTGCCATCTAGCCTCACATCAACTTGAGGCCAGACCCCGAGGTCTCCAGCGATGGAGGCGTGGCGGTCCTCGTTACGCGGAGGTCAGGCTGGCCGCCGAAAAGCTGCTCGTCTTCAATCTTGCGGGTGTCCCCGATGCGGGCCGGCTCGGCCACCTTTTCAGGCTCGGGGACTTTCTGCTGGACCGTCTTGCTCGCTGAGCTGGACCGTGAACTCCCGAAGAGTGCACCCATTCAGTTTGTTTCCTTTCTCAGTTACCCGGCCTTTTCGGCGTCGGGGTCTATCTCAAGGTCAGCCGCAAGGGTCTTCTGCTCGGAGTGCTGGATGAGCATCTGCGCGAGTTCCACCTTTCCGGCGTACTTGAGGTGAATTACGTCCGTCTCCTTCGAGGGGTCCCAACAGCGTGGCTGGTAGGCCTGCTTGAGGAACTCCACCTGGGCGGAGGTGAGGGGCGGGAAGTCGTCCAGGGAGACGATGCCGGCCAGTGCCTCGAAGCGCTCCCGACGCTCTCGCGTTACGTGGTTCTCAATGGCCATCGGCTCTTAGTCCTGTGTTGGGGATTACCTGCACGGCCCTGTCGTCCCACAGCTCGATCATGTGGAAGTCCTTGATGTTGGTGACCGGGAGCGCTGGAAGACCGCACTCCTGCTCAAGCCAAAGGTGAATGAAGGACGTAGCCCACTGCCCCTCAAGGCCGGGGGCCGAGACGCGGGCCGTGAAGATGCGGACCTCACGCCCTTCCGCCAACCACTCGGCAATACGCTGCACCATCGGCTTGATGGGCCTGCCAATATGGTCAATGCCTTGCCAGCTTGTGTACTCCGCAAGGGTGCCGTCAAGGTCAACTCCTATCCAGCCGGCCACCTACTCGCTCCACTTCTCGTCACCCTCAACGAAGCGGATGAACATATCGAGGTAGCGCCGGGCCTTCTTGAGGTCCTCAAGCCCGTTCTTGGCGTCATGCCGCAGGACGTACTTGATGATGTTCCCCTGGAAGAAGTTGAGGTTGTTCTCGCAGATGAACCGGATGGGCTCCAGCTTGAAGCGGTTGTAGTGGTGGGGGAGGACCACCGCGTCACCGGACTTCTTGGCCTCATCCGCCGAGGACATGACGTTGAGCAGGACCGTCTTGGCCTCCTCAAGGGTCGGAGGACGCTTGGGCAACTGGGTGGAGCTAAGCGGGAGCTCCATGTCCACCATGGCGGGCATGGGGCCGGATCGATCCGGGACGGCGTAGAGCTCGCCTTCACGGGGCTTGGGGGCGACTTGATGGAGGGCATCATCCAGCCAGTCACGAATGGGCTCCACCTTGGGGGCCTCCTTAATTGTTGTGCTTGGTTTCAAGCTGTAGGGCCACATGGCTTGCGCCTGGGCCTCAGTAAGGTTGGGTTTCCATGCGCGGGAGTAGGGGTCCCAGTGCTCGCCGGGACGGAGGAAGGGGTTACTCACCGCCTTCGCTCTCCATGACCCAATTGTAGATGCGGTAGGACGCTTGCTGGTCGGCCGTGAGCTCCAGCGAAAAGTCTTCGTCATCCAGGATGGCCGTGTGGAAGAGTTGATCCATCACGTTGTCCAAGATGCAGGCTTCCTCGTGGGTCTGGTTCCTGCCCGCCGACTGGTACTTGTGCAGCGAGTTGCGCGACATGAGGACGTTCAGGTTGTAGTAGCGCTCAAAGAGAGACCACGCCAACGTGTCCAGTCCGGCATTGAGCCACTCCTCGCCCATGTAGGCGATCTGGCAGGGGAGCGGAGAGTCCACGATGGCGTACTCTACCTGACCCTCAAGCCGCCTCAGCCGGTAATCCTGTTGGGCCAAGATGGTGGGCTGGTGGGAGAGGCCCATCCAGTCCTTGCTCCAGGTCAGGTCCTTGGCAAACTCGGAGACGAGCTCAACGCTGTGCCCACGGACGGACATGAGGTTGTACAGGCCGGCTGCCGTGGTGGACTTGCCAACGCCGGGAGCGCCGAAGAGGTTGATTACCTTGAGGCTCAGCATTCGGCTACAGCCCCCTTAGTCTTTCCGGTGTCCATAGGGTGATCTCTCCCGTTTCCCTGTTGTACTGGTCGTGGTGGAGGATGTTGGCGAGGCGAGCGTTGAGGAGGGCTTCGGGTTCGCCCTGTCCACCCTTGCGGTAGTGCGAGACGATCATCCCCCAGTAGTCGCGGGTGGGCTCAGAGACCCACTTGGTGGTGGACTGCCCCTTGTTCTTGCCTACGGTCTTGACCCCCTCGGTTGCCCGAAGGATGACCGGCGACTGGAGGAGCTCCTCGGCTCGCGTCTTGCCGATGTTCGGGCATCCCGGATAGCCGTCCACAGAGTCCCCCGTGAGGGTCTGGTACATGTGGAAGCGGGTGGCCTCCCAGGCCGACACCTCGGTAACCACTGGGTTGCCCTTGGCGTCGTAGTCCTTGAGGCGGTGGTACAGCCCGGGAATGGTCTTGAAGTCCTTGTCCTTGCCGCAGATGATCCTCCGCTCCAAGGACGGCTCGGTGGACATGATGCCCAGCACGTCGTCTGCTTCGAGCTCGTCCCAGTGGAAGGCGAGGTATTCATCCCGGAGGTACTGCTTGAGGGCTTCCAGGAGGAGAGGCCGGACTTGGCCCTTGAAGTCCTCCACGCGGTTGCCCTTGTAGGCTGGATAGAGGTCAAGCCTCCAGTTGGCCTTGGGGTCCGAGAGGACCACCACGTAGTCCGACGTGCTGAAACCTTGGAGCAAACCGTAGATGGCGTTGTCCACCACGGCCTCACCCTCTGCACGACTGGCGAAGGGCTGGAAGTAGCCGAACTGATCCTCGTAGATTTTCTGGACGGCACACGCTGCGTTGTAGGCTATAACGTCGCCGTCAATGAGGAGCTTGGGCTTAGTCGTCAACGGTGTTGTTCTCCTGCGCTTCAACCCGGAGGTAGTAGATGAAGACGTAGAAGGAGAGGGGGATAACC